AAATAAATAAAATAAATTAAAACACTATTTATATTTCACAAAGTTCCATTGACATTTAATAAAATCATATCTTCTCTAAATCATTTAAATACCAGTATTCGGACTTGCCTCCAGGGAGAGGTCTTCGAATAATAAATGGAATTAATCCACGCTCAAATTCCATCTGTGATAATAAATAACTATCTACTACTCCTGCAGGATAAGGATTGATAAATGTTTGTGATCCGGTTTCTAATTGTTTTGCACGCTGGCCTAAAATTCTAGTTTTTTCATATTTTGTTAAAATAGGTATTGTTTTATGTAGTTCATCGTCAATTACGCCATCTGCATTTCGTCTTATTTTAGCTAACAGCTTTACTTCATCGTAATTATGTGATATGCTTTCTGGATGGAATTGTAATATTGTATCATTTCTCATCTTTTCTGTGAATTTTCGAAGAACCTCTTCTCCATCGTCCGATTCGTCATGGTCCCTTGCAACTGGCTCAATGTCCACAGATTCGTCCGAATCATCGTTTTTTACATCAATGTCTGAGTCTTCATTGTCGTCATTATCTGGATCGGTTTGGACATCTTCCTCATTTTCAGAATCGTCCTCGTATTCTTCTGACTCATTTAATCCTTCTTGCTCTTCGTCATCATCTTCTTCTTTTAGGATTGGGGTCGGTTTTGGTTTGGGCGCCATAATATTACAGTATAACAATATTTATATAATTTCAATTAATAATTAATTTAATATTTATAATAAAAATATTAAATTAATCGCATATTAATTTGCTGTATAAAAATAGTTAATTCACATCATATTTCCGCCCAAAATATTTTGATCCAGGTTTAGCCTCTTTAGTATTCGCTACATGTGGATCAAACAACGTAAGCTTTATGCATACCATGAATAGTGATTTAAACTCTGTCTTGTGTAAATCACCCTCTGGAAAAAGATTATAATGTTCCATAATATAATCGTATAATGATGTTATATTCTTAGCCAATTGCTCATCAGTAACAATTTCCCTCTTTTTTCCACTTGAAATTAAATCTGTAATTAATAAAACAATTTGCGGGATAATGCTCGCGTCGACTCTACCGTCTTTCGTTATTTCTTTGACCGAAACATTAATGCGTGTTAAAAATTCTATGTTTTCGGAGAAAGACATTATAATACGAATATTATATATTTATATTGTTTAATAAATGATTAAACGCATTAAGTATCATTCGTCCATTTCGCTATTCCACATACAACACATAAATACACATACTTCATATTCGTGTCGTCGTATCTGATATATACTACGTCTCTCTTATTATGTGCAGGATCTTTATTGCTAGGACACTCTGAATTGGGGCATTTTACATTGCTTATATGGGGGAGAGTTTGGTCATATTTAGTATATTCGTTCATAATATATCCAATATCGGCATTTTTTTTTGAAACAAATGTCTCGGAAACACATCCAAGTAAGGAGGAATCTCTAGTTTCGTCGCCGCAATTTCGACAGGTGTATAAAAGTGTTTGCACTTCATCTTTTTCTGAGGAAATAGTGAGATAGTACATATTATTGCAATTTTTACAGAAGCGCATTCTTTTACTTAATTATATACAATATTCTAAATCAATTTATAATTATTTAATTTGATTTAATTTGTTTATTTACATTTATTGTAAATTATAATTTTCAAATAAAATATTATTATTCGTATTATTAATCTTTCCAGCTATCATCGCGCTTTCGTACATTTCCTTCATTATACCCTCTGGAAGATGACTTCCCACTTTTATTAAATTGTTTTTTTGTAAATATGCTCTAATTTCGCTAATCGGTTTTTCAATCAATGCATCATGAGCGTTCGATGCATTTTTTCTTATTGTTTCATTTGGCACCAATACAGACACCGTATTATTCTTAATATTTTTTCCAACTATATATTTGACACTGCGCGTTCGAGATAAAGGTTTTATATGATGTGTTTTTTTTTCTAGAGGTTTATTTATATTAGCATTGTTGTTATTGTACCTACTTCTAAATGTTTTTTTTAAGCCATTTTTTAAGTTTCCGTAAATAGGATCTCTGGAAAGAAGTACTTTAGAGGGTATAGACGTGGTCGGCGCAGGTGCATTAGGTATAGGTCTTGTCTGCGCAGCTGCAATATGTATAGGTATTGTCGGAGCAGTTATAATAGGTATAGATATGGTGGGTGCAGCTGCAATAGGTATAGGTCTTGACGGCGCAGCTGCAATATGTATAGGTATTGTCGGAGCAGTTATAATAGGTATAGATATGGTGGGTGCAGCTGCAACAGGTATAGGTGTGGTCGGCGCAGCTGCAACAGGTATAGGCATGGTGGGTGCAGTTATAATAGGTATAGGCATTGCGGGGGCAGTTGCGGTAGATATAGGTTTTGCCTGGATGTCGGTTGGCCATTCAAGAGAAACTGAATTATTCTCTATTTTTTTCTTCTTATTGCTCAAGGTATCCGACGATTTTTTTACCAAAAACGACAACGACCTATTAAACTCATTTTCGAAACTGTTATCCGTATCTGCATTGCCGTGCAATATACTATTATGCGAATTATTCACTTGAAAATCTTTAATTTTTTTCATCATTTTTTTTTTCATATCCAACGAAGTTTCATTTGTTATAGGTTTTATTTTAAGCGTCCGTTTTGCAGGAGGTACACGTTGGTTTAGAGTTAATGATGTAGGATTAATCATTATTATTTTTTTATCAGAAGTCGCCATTAATATCTAGTTTAAAATATATACATTATTTAACCTTAAAACTCCAAAAATTATATAATAATACATTATAATGACATCTTCCATACCAGGAAACTGGACATCGATTATACAAGAAATAGTTAATGGTAGCGTAACGAAAGATTATCAAATAATGAATGACGCCAACCCTGTTCCTGGGTGTTATAAGGATTTTACAGCGTCATATCATTGTGGAAATGATACAGTTGCTAAAAATATAAGCATTCAAAACGCATTAGGTAAAACTGCCACCTTTGATTGTTCGTCGGAAAATAAAACGTGTGGTGGATTTAAATTGACTTTAGGAGATAACGGAAATCTAATATTGTCTGATTCGAGTAATATACAAATATGGGCAAGCAATACATTTAAGGTAGGTGTTGCAAATGACCAATATAAAGCTATTAACGGAAAATATAAACGTAATTTTTTATTACCAGGGGAAATTCTTGGGATCGGAGAGTTTGTAGGTGCCCCGTCTGGGAACTGTTATCTTATTATGACTAAATCTTCTACTGGAAATGGTCTAAAGGTACAATATTCTAGTTATAATTGCGACGACAACCAATTCGGACTCGATGAAAATACGAATGGATTATTTAGTATGATAGGTTCAGACTACAATACGCTTGTAAAAGATGCTTCTGCGTTGGCAAATAAAACTGTAATAGACGGTAAAACTTTAAATCTATCAAACACCGAATATACAAAATATTTAAATGATTTTAAAATGCAAAATAATGAATATATTAAAGAGAATAAAGATATCCCTGGATTAAATTACAGCCTTTCTCAATTATCAGCGATGAATGAAGACCGTGGACTGGTTGCAAATCAATACCGTTATAACAAAAATATGTGGTTGATTGTATTTATTATAATTACAATTGCAATTATAAAGGTAATTAAATAATGTATTTTATTTATATATTATAATGAGTTCATCAACCGAAACGCAAGTTAATCAGATATTGAATAATATCTCGCAAATACAATTATCCGAGCAGCAATTATACAAAGAACTTGAGAACTCTATGAACACTTCTACCGTATCTATGTCACAGCCTACATATAATGATGCCGACGTAAAATGGTGCGTAGGCGCAAAAAAAATATTTGGCGTTGTAGAAAACAGTTCGTGGGGTAGAATGAAAATACCTGCGCTTCAAAATAAATGGAATGAGCTGAATTGTAATGTATTATCAAATCCCCCTCCTCCTCCCTCGTCCACTTCTAATGCATCTACTCCAGAACTTACTACGACTTCGCAACATTTAATATCACGAATTAACCAACTATCTAGCATTAGAATGTCTTTGTATGAAAATCTGAATTATATCTATAACACCGTACAACAATCTAATGACCAGAATAACGTATCTTTAGAAAATTTAAAAAAAGCAGTAGAGTATTCAGAAAATGCTCTCAATCAAACGAAAGACCGATTCAATCAATTGCATGCTTCAAGAGACAACAAAATGCGCATGGTAGAAATAAATGCATATTACGGTAAATGGTATAAAGCGCAAGCACAAATTATAAAAATATGCGTGGTTATATTAGTTATAATAACTATATTGTTTCTTATTAGACGTAGAGGGATATTAAATAATAATATACTTAATATTGCTATAGCGATTGTTATAACTGCTGGTGTATATTTATTATTTATAAAATATATAGATGTTTCCTCAAGAAACAATATGAATTTTGACGTATATGACTGGGGCGGGATGGCGGATATACCACAAAATACATCAGGTATAAACGACCTTTCATTGACTACAGGGTTAACCGACGACATCAAAAAATCTTTTATGTCTTCTTTTGAAGGCATTGGATGTTTCGGAGATCAATGTTGTAGCAGCGGTATGAAATATGACAAAACGGTGCGGAAATGTTTAGACTCTTCGAGTATATCTACATTTACTTCAAATAACTTAGTTACTAATGTACATAATAGAAATCATACAAAAAACAGTTCAATCGAACTTCCAGTTGCAAGTAATGGATATTAAACATCATTTGCACTTTTATGTAAAATTCCCATATTAACAAGTTTACGAGATTACTTAATTTATTATAAGCTATACAAAATCATAATAATGTATTTATTATGATTTAACGTGATTTAACGTGATTTAACGTGATTTAACGTGATTTAATATAATTTAATATAATTTAATATAATTTATTTTTAAAATTCCATACCGTATAATATCTACTCTTAATTGCTGTAAGCAAGACCACCCATACCAGACATAACACGGAGAACGTTGTAATTTGTAGCATATACACGAACCTTTGCTGTAGCAGTACCAGCAACAGTCGCGTTAGACAAAACTAATTGAAGCGTTGCATTGTCTATACGTGAGAAGTTGCAAGAACCAGAAGGCTGATGTTCTTCGGGTCTCAGTGCAAACGAATAAACGTTAATACCAGTATCAGGGCTACGAGTATGCGATTGAAACGGTTGAACTAAATCAAAGTAAGTTCCCTCACGCTCAGAAAAGCGATCTTGACCGTTCAATTGCAACTTTCCAGTGACTACTGGATTGCTACCCCAACAATGCATATCCAACGAAGATTCGGCTAATACAAAAACCCCTGCATCTGATACAGACGAAGTAACGTTGGGTTCAGGTGGATCGATGCTAAATCCGGTAGTAGAGTAAACACCTGAACCGCCACCAAAATCACCAAACCCAGCCCCAGCAGAACTCACGTTCCACCAGTCTGCTGCACTAACGTCAACCGCACCAGGATCGTTAAATAACCCAGAAGTATTGATATACCCGTTTGGTCCTTGTACTGACTTTGGACCACCGAACGCATGCAACGCATTGGGCAAAGCGTCAATTCCATCTGTATAATTAAACGGTTGAGCACCCAAAACTCGGTTTAGAACCGTATTAGGAATAAGAGAACCGCAATAATCTACATTGGCATCAGGCTGCACAACCCAAATAAGCTCTTTAACAGGGTGATTCAAATTCAACTTAATCTTGTTAGACGAAGACCCAACAGATTCATCCCCAGTAAATTGAAGTTGTTCAATCAAATATTCATGTGGGTTTTGAGCCATACGACGACGCTCGTCCGTATCAAGAAAGATATAATCAACGTATAACGAAGCAGCAACAAGAGATTGATTGTATGCAGTAGTACATGCGACACTCGCAGTACCACTGGGCGACAAAGTATTAACTGCCCACAAACATTGGTCGATAGGATTAATGTCCAAATTAATTTTACATTCATGGTATTGCAACGCGATGAGCGGAAGAGCTAGACCAGGGTTTCTGCAATAAGAAAATAGAAACGGGACATATAATGTGGTTTCAGGCAATGCGTTTCTGGGCTCGCAGACTTGAACATTGCTATTAGTAGAACAGGGACCATCAATTGGAGCAAAAGACGGGTCGCAGATAAAAGTCAATTGAGTAGTATTACCAATCATAGCCCAATAACCCGACAGTTGTTCAGCGTTCATCGTGAGCTGATTCCAGATATGCATCCAGTCACCATATTGGCGATCAATGCGTTGACCGCCAATTTCAAGTTCGACTTGCGACACCAACTGCTCGCCAGGGAAATCTAGCCAACGGGCCCATACACCCTCACTGCCGCTAGTTACCATTTGTTGATTGATTTCAGGTAAAGTCACCTGTAAATAAGTTCTGTAAGCCAAATCACCATTACGACTAATGGTGCAAGTAACTCTTCGGCCAAAATCGGCCTGACCGTTAAAAGTTTGTTCAATAGATTCCATTGCGAAATTAGTGTAACGACGATACGTCACCTTCCAAAAAGTTATTTGCGGATTTCCAGTAAGATATACGTCCTGGGCACCATAAGCTACAAGTTGCATTAATCCTCCTCCCATATTATATTATTACTAAAGAAAAAAAAATAATATTTTAACTTAATTAATTTTTATATTTTTATAAATAAATTTGTCTAAAAAAGTGTCTAAATACAATTCTTTATCCCCCTCATGCTTCTTCTTAAATATATATTTATCGTCTTTTTTTACAACATTCCATCCGTCGTTTAATGCGTTGTATATAAAGTTCATCTTCGTAAAGGTTGAAGTGTCTACTGTATTCTCGGTTTTATCTATATAAATTTCCATTATACAATAGAATTAAATAATATTTTCAATCTAAACATAAAACATTTTCACTTAAATAAAAAGTAGTAGTTAAAGTATGGTTAAACCAAAAAATACAGTTGTTATTCCGAAAACAGTTGATACTAAACACGACGAGGAAATGGTTAAAATGAACAACGATACCGAGATTGTTAAACCGGTGTTAGAAGAAGAAAAACGTACAATGATCGCGCTAATAGATGCGTCGGGCAATACTAAAACACCTGAACAGTCCGCTAGACTAGATGCGATAAATAAAAAACTGAAACAAATAAATAAGGCACAAACAGAATATTTATTAAATAATTCTCTAAATCTTTTTAATTATTTCGAACAAAAGAAAAATATAGCTAAATGCGACAATCCGATTACGCATCTAAACGATTTTTTCTCTAAACTAACACCAACTTCTACGTTGGAAGATAGCTTGTATTCTTTAAATAAACCCAAATACGACGTAAAATCTACATTTGATATAAATAAATACACATATAACATTGACAATTGTATGTATTGTAAAGTCGGATCATTGCTCCAAATAGAACAGGAAGGTATGCTCATATGTAATAAATGTTTTAAATATAATACTATATTAATCGGCGAAGAAACTTCTTCTTATAAAGAACCTCCTAAAGAAATATGTTTTTATGCATATAAGCGAATAAATCATTTCAGAGAAATATTGGCACAGTTTCAAGCAAAAGAAACTACACAGATTCCAGAAGAAATCATCGTCAACATATTAAAGCAAATAAAGAAGGAAAGAATATCCCTAAATGCATTTACCGATACACGAGCAAAGGATATTTTAAAAAAACTCGGATATAATAAATTTTATGAACATATACCATTTATAAAAGATAAATTGGGTATAAAACCTCCAATTATGCCTCCTGAATTAGAGCTAAAACTGTGCAATCTGTTTATAGAAATTCAAGCCCCTTATTCAAAATGCTGTCCCGACAAAAGAACTAATTTTTTAAATTATTATTATACCATATATAAATTATGCGAACTACTTGAACAAAACCAATTCTTGCCTTATTTCCCGATGCTTAAGGATAGAGATAAACGGATAGAACAGGATGTTATATGGAAAAATATTTGTAAAGAAATGGATTGGGAATTTATCCCAACTATTTAATTATTTATATAATATATGTCTGTTTCATACATTTCAAAATTCAACGGCCCTTCCGACTTTAGCACAAAACAACCCAATAATAATAATGAAACGATTGTTAATATGGGTATGCCATTAAAACCGGCAACGATGACCGATGGAAGTAGCTTTGCCTCGGACAGACAAGCATACATTAGGATGAAACAGTCGCAATATGATTCTACGTTAGCAAAAAATATCCCACTATCGACAACCCCATATTATCTGAAAAGTGTACGTTTTTTGATTTCCACTAGTAAGACTAATACATCGATTGCAAATAAATACTTAGATTCATCTCAACATACAAACATTGAAAAAATTAATGCGGTTGGAAGAAGTTCGGTAAATTTAAATTCAAAAAAAATGTCATTTAGCGGAGGATCAAATCCAAATGATATAAGAAATGCATTACGGCACTGTAGGTCTGGTGGATGCGTTGTTCATAAAGTAAGATTAACTACCTGAAATTATAATATAAAAAGCACAATACAACAACTAAATTAAATGTGCCGCATCCAAAATATTTAGTTATATTTAAGGCATTAGGTAATGTTTTGAATAGTGTAACTGGACAAAGGTCTTTCGTAAAATCGAGGGATTGGCTTTCATTTTTATCGTAATATTTTTCTTGACATCCCAAGTGGATGATCATTAGCAGTGAAAATATACACAATACTATCGATACTATATAAAATTTACGTGAATCAGTTAAATATAATATATACCACACAGTTAAAAATTTTGTTAAGTAAGAAAAGTGATCATAGTAATCTCCGAATATTGAAGTTTGATTATATTTTCTTGCGACATATCCGTCTAAATTATCTAGATAATAAGATATACTCCACGAAATGCACGCTGTATAATACCGATATTTATACAATGATACTGCGGCAGACAATCCAAATAACAAAGATAGGGTTGTTATAATATTCGGAGTTATGCCCATGTTATGAACATAGTCACTCATATATTCACATATATCTATCAAATGATTGTCTATAAAATTTTCATATGCTGGTTCAATTTTCCGCATATTATATATTAGTATATTAAATGTCGTATAAATGCAATATTTAATGCGTAGTTGAATAAATAAATAAATACTTGTATTTAATACTATGCAGACTTTATTTACGCAAGCGTTAGTTATATCAAGTATATTTGCCATTTGTAAATTTATTGAATTGCGATTTGTTCGCAGAGATGTTAACGACGGATTAAAACCAATTCCGCGCGAAACGTTAATAGTTTTCGTAAGTTCATGCATTGGAATATACATAATTCGCGAATTTATGATGGATTCCCCGTCGAAACAAGTAAGTGCATTTATAGACGCCCCTACATTTTGATTAAGCGGGCATCGTCTTTCATTCGACTTACTCCTTCGGATAAGTTCAATATTATTATTAATAATAATAATAATATTAATGTTAGTAATTAAAGAAAAACGAAAAATGTTAGTAAATCGTATAGAATTCTTCATTCGAAAAACTAATCTAAATGATACTACAATATGTTTAACCCTGCGCATAGTTCATTGCGCTATCCCCACAATATCAATGGTAATCATTTTAACAGGATCCAGACATTGGGTTATTGCATCAGAGGCGACAAATATAATTATATTTATAATGTTTTTTGTATTCGATGGTTGCATCCTAACTAGAATAGAGCGGCGTTTTTCTGAAAAGGAGAATGATTTCACAGTCATCGACCCGATTCTTAAACTCTTACACGTAGATCATACAAACGAATATAGAATGAGGTATTCTATTTATTTATCACTATTGGGGTTTCTTTCGACATATTTAATTTATTATTATAGGTTTACATTAACTTATTAATATTCGGTTATAATTTATTTTACGCCTTTGTATATTGTCATTTATAATGATATAAAAACATCAATCGAATATATTATAATGGACAACGAACAATTTAATGTCCATTTGCAATCTATGAGGAATGACGATTTATCCTCCATTAGACGCAAACTTAGCGACACCATGTGCAAATACAATGAAATTATACATACACGCGGTTTGAACGTGGGCGAATTGAATGAAATTAAGAATATTGTAACGGAGCTATTTTTATACGAATCCGACCCTAGATATGGGGAATATACCAGAGTCGAAACACCTGTAACCGAATTTTTCGAAAATAAACGCCATCGTCGAAATAATAAATAATTGTGTTGATACATACGATGTGAACTTTATCATCTATTTTATTATTACTGGTTGTATCAGTTGAATTATTTACTTGCTCAATTATTAAGAATCTATTATTAACTTAACTATAATTTAACTATAATAATTATAATAAATTTAAATACGCAAATTGTCATAAATATTTATGACAATTTTCTTTTCATTGCTGTTTGTTTATTTAATTTAAGAAATCAACATAATAATTATAATTATACATAAATATGGGAGTAGATACCTTTAATATTATAAGTAAAATTACACTTAATCGTCTTGTCAAAGATTATAAAAATATATTAAAAGATCCGTTACATTCGCACGGAATTCATTATATACACGACGAAGAAAATATACTATGCGGTAGTGCTCTTATTATAGGACAAATTGGAACTCCTTATGAAAATGGGTACTATTTATTCGACTTTAAATTCCCGTTAGATTACCCAATTTCTCCGCCTTACGTAACACTTCTCACGGGAGACGGAGTTATGCGATTTCATCCGAATATGTATATAAACGGCAACATATGTTTATCTTTATTAAATACTTGGTACGGGGAACAATGGACCAGCTGTCAGTCTATAACATCTGTACTATTAACTCTATGTTCTATTCTGAGCGAACATCCTATTCTTTACGAACCCGGCGTTAAAATAACCCATCCCGAGTTCAATAATTATCATAAAATATTGACATATAAAAATTACCAGGTTTCGATTTTAAACGCTGTTATGAACGAACACGTTAACATCAAATATGCCTTGTATAAAAATATAATTCGTTCTCATTTTTTAAACAATTTTACACACAATTTATCCAATTTATCCAACCTATATAAAATATATACAAATGAACACGAAATTCACTTAACACTGTACCATATATCCGTTATTATTGATTACAGCACTCTACTTGCACGACTCATAGAAGCAAAACAATTCATAACTACATGCCAAATTGACTAAAACTATTAACAACTGGCTGAGGAAGATAATCACTCATCTTCTTACTATTGCTGTTATAATTTGGAACCTTCTTGCACTCGAACGCCGGCTCATCGCATCTACCGCACGGTGGGCACGGAGGCGGCTGCATCGAAGAATTATTATTATTATTATTAGGACATGAAACTAAGTTTGGGCAGGTTGGACAAACCGGGGGTACTATTTCAGACTTAAGTATATATAAATCTTCATCGCCAGGAGGAATTTTATGTTTAGGTATATTTGACGGGTTTTTATGTCGTTTATTATACAAAACAGTGTCCCCTGCCGGTGCTACATACGATGAATAACTATTATTATCATTATTATTATTATTTGGCAGAATTGGTTTAATTGTATTTTTAGCATCTGCCGGCTGAGATTTTGCGTCCGACGAATCTGGCAACAAAGAACTATTTGATGCCGGATGAGGTCCTGTCTCTCCGCTTAATGCATTATACGTTGAACTGGCGCTGCTATTTACTGAACTGCGTGCTAAACTATTTGGTTCGAACCCTTCTCTTGAATTGAGATAACTCACAAAGAGTATAATTAGCAATAATCCTATACAAAAGATGACATTTTTACTCATATTAAACTCCATTATATATTCTATAATGAAAATAATTGTATTAAATTATACTCTCTATAATTATGGATACATCTGCGGTAAATAAAAAAATCAACAGTATAATTTACTCAAACACGTTATATTTTGGTATAACCGAATTAATAGAATATATTCTATTTCTTATAATTATATACATTTACAACCCTTTCGATATAGTAAATAAATACGAAAATACTACAAAAATGTCTGTTATTATGGTCGGCGTCATGTATATTATATTACTTTTGTTTCAATATAGCAAGGACAAACCGTCGAACGTAAATGAACTAAACATATTAACAAAGGCCGGTATCACAATGGTTATTTTTATTATAGCATCATTCGCTCTTAAACATATATTAACTTTTCTCTCACACAAGTCTGTTATATTTGGAATTTTCTACCTCTCGCTTTTCACCGGGCTCATTTATTGTGCGTTCCGGTATATAAAAGATGTAAAAAATATCTCTACAAATATTATATATTTTCTAAAATATCAATATGATTTAACTAATATTCAAACTAAAATTATATTATTTATAGAAGCAATTATTATCTTGTCTTGGGTATTTGTACCAGTCATTTTACAGAAATACTATACCAGTCCAGGGATCCAATTGTTAAAAGAACCAGAAAATCTAAATAGGCAGATAACAGTTGGTTCATTTGAAGAATTATATGGAAATACTGATAAACCGATTATTTTCAATTACCATTATGCCTTATCTGGTTGGTTTTATATAAACTCGAATCCTCCAAATACGAATAGCGCTTATTCTAAATATTCAAATCTATTATCATATGGCGATAAACCAGCTATAGAATATAACGCCCTTTTGAATAAATTGAGAGTGCGTGTTATCACAGATAACACTTCATCAACTTTTAGAGAATTAGAAATTTATAATTCTGAAAGCCTAATGCTCCAGAAGTGGAATAATATCGTAGTAAACTACGACCACGGCACTATGGATGTGTTTTTAAATGGAGTATTGGTAGGCTCTTTGCAGAGCGTATCTCCTTATATGAGCCTTGATAATATTGTAATAGGAAGTTCAAACGGGCTTTATGGCGGAGTATGCAACGTAAATTTTTATAAAAAAAATCTTGATTTATCATATATACAAGACGCATACAACTCATTAAAAAATAGTAATGCGCCATACCATTAATAAGCAATCGCTTAATAACGTAAAATAATACTAAAATTTATTATTATTTTACATTGTGTCCCAGGCCATTGCATCTGAACGGGCGATGGCGATAGTCTTATTCATGTTTTTGCTGATTACTAGTCCGAATATGACATATAATTAACTATTACAGTTAATGTTCTTATAAATTCACAATTAATCCTTTTATTGATTGTCGATTTTATTTTATTTATATTCTTTCAAACACCTATCGTCAATCTGTATAGTATCACATACCTTGGTCTTAGGAACTATTTGAATAACTGCCTTTGCCTTTTGTCCATACAAAGGTTCTGTACAACCTTTTTCTGGTTCTTTTTTATTTTTACGTGTTTTTTTTATATTTGTCATCGCAATAGGATCTTTGCTATCTTGAGTACATCTCGATCTGAAATGTTCATATCTTTCTCTAACATCGCAATAGGATAATCCGGATTTTTTGTTTAATAATTTATTAACAATTTCATGTAAATTATAAACGTATCTTGAAAAACTGTCTCTGCTCGCCATTACTTTTGATGTTAACGGCGTCATCTTTAAATTACGCTTTAGATTTTGTCTGCAATATTTACACGGAAGAATATATTGGAGATTTTCAATAAAAGATTTATAGTGTATTTTATCTTCGTTTGTAGGGTTTATAGGATAATTAAACGACATAGTATGTAAAAAATGCCACATGCCAGGCCCCCATATAGTCGTGACCATACCATCTCCGCTTATATAATCTTTTTTTTTAAACGTTCTTTTTACCTTTTTCATACATTATTAAAAGAAAAGTTTAATATCGAACAATAATATATTACAATATACTAATGAACTATCTTGATAACTTATTCGTTGGGAGGTACAATAAAATAAAAACTGCCGGAATAATGTTTGTATCGGTATGCACAGGCATCGTGGGACTTGTTAGTGCCGCATTCATGACTTATGGTATTATGCAGGCTGTCGGTATCTCTTTTACATTGACTACACCGAATACGACTACAACTACCATTACTCCCCTCAATTTTTGGATAACAACGAATGCAATAGGTGCCAATATTACACATAAGACAATTTCGAAAATTTCATATGAAACATTTAAAAATGTAAGAGGCTTAACCGGGATAATGCTTAACTCATCGGAATTTACAGGATATAACATATCATTTAGATCAATTGTTCCAGCTTACGAAATTGTTAAATTTGATATAGAAATATCTATTATATGTCCAAATTTGATAGTATATAAACCAAATAAAAATGGAATTTATTCTGAATATATTAAAACGTTATACAATGCTAGTAGCACACTTTTCACTGGAACAGAAATTACAAATATTACAAACTGCTCTTTTTCAATTTATATCCACGACAATGGTATCGGAGACGAAGATACGATACCGGGTATAATTGGCGACCCGCTTATAGTAAGGTTATATAAAATAAATATACCAGAGGTGACTGTCACTACTACACCTAGCACAACTGCAAATACTGTCATTCCCGATTGCGGGAATGCAGATATAACAAATTGCACGGCAATGAATACTATTCTATGTTTTATTTCAAAAATCGGGGGTCCGGAATACAGTGAACGGATATATACATGCATGTTTGGCACGTGTACTTTAAAGTCCGGTTGCATCGACCGCATCGATGTTCCGGTCATCGTTTCTTTAGGCGGGCAGTCGGGAAGTGGTG